TTTTCTCCTGAGCTGGTTTCTCTAATACAATATCTCTAGTACAAGTAGAGCAATCTATATCAGGATTCTTAGTCTTACACGCTTGACAATAACTATCTTCTACGTTTTTTTGACTGTATTTTTCATCTATTAAAGTTCCTATAACAGCCTCTCTAAATAGAATATCCCTTTCTATATAATCATGATAAGGTTTTACCTCATCTAAAGTAAAACCCCACATGATTTCATCACGTTTAGTGATATCACCACGAGAAAGAAGAGCAACTAATTGCTCGAACCAGTCTCCTTCGTCTCTTCGGTTTTTATTTTTTCTGTTACTTTTCCGACTAGATCCCCTATCTTTTTCAAGAGATAAGGTAAGTCGTTGCAATCGAAAAAATCCTCTACCACCTTAAAAGAATCTTCAGGACTTAATTCAAATTCTAGTTCTTCAGCTAAAGTCTCAACATTCTTATCTTTAGGTTTAACTCCTTCTTCAGTTATAACTATAGCTATTAAAGTGTGAATGTTGTCACCAAATAAAGCTATAAGAGAACTAGCGTTATCAATTGAAGAATAAGGAATAGAAGTGTTTTTAATTAAATTGAAGAGTTGTCGAAACTGCCCAATTACTAAAGGCTTTTGTATGTACTTTTTGCCGCTTATTTCATACGTAAAATCCATAAACATCCCCCTTGTTTGATATGGAAGTAATACCCCCTGATCCTTTTAAACCAGGGGGTATTCTAATTTAGTTTGTTGCTATAGCATTATACAAAACCATGTAGACAGAAGAAGCCTCCCCTGAATCATTGTAATAAGCTTGGAAAGGAAGCTCTACTAATACCCCCTGTGGACCGTTAATAACAGGAGATTGTGGGGACAACAGAACTTCTGGAAATTTAATAGTTAACTTTTCATTACCAGATGTTCCTGTACCAGTACCTTTAACTAAGGTAAGTAGAATATTGGTTTCAGTGTTGTTAATAGCTCTATTATACAAAGTCATGCTATCAAACAAAGCATGTAAAGTCCCACTTACTTTAACAATACCGGCTGGTATTGAATATCTAACACCAGCACCACCTATAACATAAGAACTACCATCTAAGTTGTTCTCAATAGTAAAATCTATTTCAGTAGCTACTCCAAGAGAAGATCCGTTTTCCTCAATACTACAACCAAAACCATCAAAAGGAGTGTGTCCTAAATCTGTAGGTGTGCCATCAAAACTTGATGTAGAGATAGTTTCTCCTGCACCCATAAAGTTTACTCTTGTTTCAATAAAACCTTCAGCTTTAGCTGTAAGTGAAAAACTATTTATCTTACATCCAGTATACTGAAAATATTCTGGTGTATCAAGATCTGTAAAACCTTTCTCAACATACAGCCCTGTAGGAAGGGCTGACACTTTAAAAGTGTGTGAATAAGGATTAGCTCCTGTAGTTGAAACTGTTCCTAATACATGTTTAATAATCCTTCCCATCTGAGGACTTAATTCAAGAGTTATTTCTCCACCAGCTTCTTGGTTTCCACGAACTGGTTGTCTTGCATTCCTTTGTGAAGTAATCGAGTTAGATTCAAGAAGATTACGACTCATTCTAAGACTTTCACTTACAAACGGAAGAATTATAGCATTTCCGGCAACGGGTTTTGTTTTAAAAGTAACCTCATCTTCTATAATTATTTGAGCATTACTTCCTTGTGCTTGAGTTCCCATTCTGTATATACCTCCTTAGTATTTTACATAATTCCTAGTGCATGTCTATATGTTATAATGTAATTTAGAATAATGGACTTTGTATCAGAGTCCTCATCTATTACATAAATGCCTTCAATTGAGTCTCTGATAGTCATTACTGAATAACCACCAAGAGAACGATTAGTCCATAATGCTGAATGTATTTCACCAATAATACTTTCTACATTACCATTAGTCCAAATTTCTAAAGAAACTTCCCAATCCCAAGTCTCTTTTCCTATTACTGCTCTTTCATCTTTAACTCTGTTCTCTTTACCAGAATAAACAAAAACACAAGGTAAAGGAAGTGTGTCTAAATCTATAGGTATACTTCTTTCTAATTCTACATATTTAACAGAAGATACTGCTTTTAATACAATTTCTAATTGATTTAAAATAAGTTGTCTAGTTGTACTCATTTATTACTCTTTATAAAATTATCTACAGCTTGTTTAATTGCCTCAAAAAATACTGGCTCATATTCTCCTGCCATATCATCTACAAACACTCTAGGAGGTACTTGTACCTTCTTCTTTAACCAATAAACAGGTTCTAATTTGCCATCTCTTCTTTTAATAGCTAGAAATGGGTTTTTATTCTTTGGAAATATAGGAATCAAATTATTAAAACTTGTAGTACGTTTTCTAGTCCTTTTCATATCTGCAGGACCGTCTTTTACAGGAACTGTTAACCAGTTTTTATTCTTACCTGATTTTATAGTAAATTTAGAAGTATCAGTATTATTTTCTCTTATGTGTACTCCACTATAAGGAACAGAACCTCCTATTACTACCCCACCAGTCACCATTAAATACCCCATATACATTTGAACTTGTTCCAAAGCTTTGACTATTGATCTTTTAAGATTACCAGATCTCATTCTAAGGTAAGGTTCCCCACTAAAATATTTTCTTTTAATAATTTTAATCATGTTATAAGATTGTTCTCTTACAACTGGTTTAATCTCTTTAATAAGTGATTGTCTTAATTCATTACCAAAACCTTTTAAATCTTTATGATAAGTAACACTAACTGGTATTCTTAAAAAAGACATTTATTTACCTGTAGCTGGTTTTCTATAGCTATTCAAAATAGATTTAACTTCTGGTAGAAGTTCCATAGTCCCTTTAACCCCATATTTACCATCATGTGTATCTACAGAAAAAAGACCTATATCCCTTCTTCTCCTATACACATAAGCAGCTTGTAGTTTACAAGCTAATTTAAGATCATTAGGCACAGAATATAAAAGAATACTATCAGTATAAGTAATTGTTATTGTACTACTAGTATTAGCAGTAATAGTAGTAGGATAACCACCAAACCACTCAATATAAACATCTTTTGGTTCAGTATAAGTAGTTATAAAATCAAATTCTATAAGTCCCTCATCTTCCCACACATAATAATCATCATTAATTTCTTCTACAACATCAGAATAAGTAACAGTTATTCCCTCACCAGTAGAAATAGGATAAGCATCTACCCAGTATTTCTTTTTTCCTGCATTAAAATATCTATTGTAATACCCTTGCGTTAATTTTCTATTAAGATATGTTTGTATTCTTTCTGAAATATCAGTAATTATACTAACTAAGAAAGAATCACTATCAGTATTTCCTGAAGGAATTTCAAGAAAGGTTCTAAGTTCTGACAATGTAATAAGCATTACACTCATTAAAAACCTCTTACCTTAACATCAGTTCTATTCATCATTCTGTTTAAGTATTTTACTTCTTGGATTTCTTCGACTTCGGTTGAGCTTTGTTCTTTCTCTTTTTGTTTGTTTTCTTTTTCTTCTGTGAGTTTTTCTTTTCGTTTCCTATAAGAATACTCTCTTTCGCTCGTGCCATACATAAAATCCCCCTTCTTATGAATAGAGCTATGGAGCTTCTCAGTGCCCCATAGCTCCTCATTTACTAAAAGACTAATTACGCTGGCAATACTCTTGCTGCTCCAAGTATACCGAGACAAGTTATAGCTATAATTGGAGTAGTTCCGCCAGTTATAGCCGTTGTCATTTCCCCACGAACATATCTAGCTACACTTACTAAAGGAACGGAAACTTCTTGTTTAGTATTAGTAGCGGTAATAACAACAGAATCAATAGTAGAAATTGCAGTATAAGTACTGTCATCTGAAGAATCAGAAACAACACAAGTTACCGTAAAACCAGTAGGACTACCGGCTACAGCACCAACCTGAAACACTAGAACTGCTGACTCATATCCTCGTCTATCAATACCAGTTCCATCAACTGCTGAAGTATCAGAACCTGAGACAGTTCTCGGATTGATACTGGCATAAGTAGTTATCAAATTTCCAAGATCAAGCTTCATTGTTTAAACCTCCTAGGGTTAAAATTTGTATTAGGAAAGGAGGGAAATTAATCCCTCCTTATTATTTATTATACACCTGTTTTAGCATCTGCACAAACACAGAAAGATTCTGGATGTCTTACTGCAAAATCAACATCCTGTATAATACGAATCCAAGTCTGGTTTGTCTGGAAAGCTGTGGAAGTTTCCTGAGATGCCATAATCTCCAACCCACCCCACTGACCAATTATGAACTCTTCCCAATTACCGAAGAATATCTGAGTACAATCAGTGGCATTACCTTTAGTCAAGTTGATAGGAAGCTGAGTAGTAGTAGCATATGGATAACCCAACCAAGTTTTCAACTCTTCTTCGGAAGTAGGAGTAATTATATAGGAACCACCAGTATCCCCACTATATTGAGCAGTCTTGAGTCTAATAAGTTTACGTCTAATCGCTGGATGGAAGATAAAACCAAGTCTACCAAAAGCAGCGTTATCTACTTCCAACTCATATTCCATATCTCTTAGATCATCCCAAGTTATGTTTCCACCATTAGTACCCATAACTTTAGTATTAATTCCTGTAGTATTTCCTACTCCAGTAGGCTCATTTGAAACACCTCCACCACGAAGACAAGCAAGATCAATAGCAAGGGCTATACGAGTCTGAATGTCTCTGCGAACCATACCCTCTGCGGCTGGATTAGACATTCTAATCAAACGATTAGACAACTTAACCAAAGCAGCTACTGATTTAGGAGTCATCTGGATCTGACCGAAAGTAAGATCTGATTCTGTTATAGATTCAGTCTCACCAATCCA